CGAAGCGTTTGCCAAGCAAGAGGATGTGTACAAAAAAATGGCATCCGCTATCTACGGCGTCGCCGAATCCGACGTAGACAAGAGTCAGCGGTTTGTGGGTAAGACTACAATTCTTGGCGCGGGTTACGGTATGGGCGCGGCTAAGTTCCAAGTACAGTTAAAGAACATGGGTGTCGAGGTAGAGTTGGAAGAAGCCCGACGCATCATTGATATTTATCGACGTACGAATACCGCTATCGTAGCGTTGTGGCGGCAAGCCCAAGTTATGCTCACTAGGTTGTCACAGGGTGAACCGGCAACGTTGGGCAGGGCAGGGGTGCTTGAAGTTGCGCTAGAGGAATCAGCGATCAAGCTACCAAGCGGGCTTCTTATGCGCTACGATGACCTACGCTTTGACCAAACCGAAAAGGGGGTTGAGTTCCACTACAAAACCCGCAGGGGGCGTACAAAAATTTATGGCGGTAAAGTTATCGAGAACGTCTGCCAAGCCATCGCTCGGTGTATCATTGCTGAACAGATGTTGCAGATAGCCAAGAAGTACAAGGTTGTGTTAACTGTACATGACGCGATTGCTGTATGTGTGCGAGACGTTGAAGCCGAGGATGCGCAGGCTTACGTGGAGAAGTGCATGCGATGGGTACCCGCATGGGCAGAGGGCTTACCAGTTAACTGTGAATCTGGCTCGGGGAAAAGTTATGGAGACTGCTAAAGAGTGGAAGCGGTGGGTTCCGACTGATTATGTCCCCACAGGAGAGTACAGACGCCTGCTGGCGTATCGACTTAGGATGGACGGTAAAACGTTCAAAGAGGTTGGGGAAGTCCTTGGCGTTTCACGCGAACGCGCCCGACAGTTGGTTACACGGGCAATTCGTGAATGTAGCCCAGGGTTTCGTTACCGCCATAAAAATCCCGTATTGGACACATATGAGATACAAGCACTGTTACCGCTAATTGATTTTTTAAGAGAGATTGCTGATGGAACTACCGACACCAACTGATGTGACAGACGGGTTGATCGAAGAACTTATGGATGTCATCTACAAGTACGAAGGCACAATGTTGCTATCGACCGCAGTAGGCGCACTTGAGATCGTCAAGATGCGTTTGATGTTTGAAGGTATTGAAGAACCCGACGAAGACGAAGATGACAATTAAAATCCCCGCATGGTCGTTCTCATCCATCAAGACGTTTGAGCAATGCCCCAAGAAGTTCTATCACCTAAAGGTCGCCAAGGACTATCAAGAAGACCAAGGTGCAGAGCACTTGTTATACGGTACCGCGTATCACGAAGCCGCCGAACATTACATTCGAGACGACGTACCGCTACCGCCGCAATTTGCGTTCTCAAAGAATGTACTCGATAGCCTAAAGAACCGGCCCGGCAAAAAGCTGTGCGAATATGAAATGGGCTTGACCGAGAACTTAGAGCCATGCGGGTTCAAAGATCCTAACGTGTGGTGGCGGGGTATCGCTGACTTAATCATCCTAGAAGATGACGGCACGGCTCGGGTAGTTGACTACAAAACAGGCAAGTCAGCTAAGTACGCTGATAAGGGACAGCTAGAATTGATGGCGTTAGCTATCTTTAAACACTTCCCCGAAGTTACAAACGTCAAAGCCGCACTGCTTTTTGTTATTGCCAAAGCGTTCCCAAAAGCGGCATACTCTAAGGACGACGAACCCAAGCTGTGGGAGAAGTGGTTACGCGACCATGGGCGCATGAAACGTGCGTATGAAACTGGTGTGTGGAACCCTCACCCGTCAGGACTTTGCAAGAAACACTGTGTGGTGCTAAGTTGCGCACACAACGGAAGGAACTAACATGCCGTACAAGAACCCCAAAGATCGTAAGAAACAGGTCAACGCGCCCGTAGGTAGCCCCGAGTTTAAAGCCCGCATGGAGCGGCAACGAGCCCGCCGTGCCATGGATAAAAAAGGTAAGGACGCCAACGGTAACGGTAAAGCTGACAAACGTGAAGGCAAAGACATCGACCACCTCAAGCTACTGTCGAAAGGCGGCAGTAACAAAGACGGTGTACGCCTCCTGTCACCAAGTAAAAATAGAAGCCGTAACGGGAAGAAACCCGCTTGACGCATTTGTAGTCTTGGACTAGAGTATTAGAAATAAATCGCCCGTAAGGTGTGGGTGGGGTGATTGGGGCGTTAAAATGCCGCCCCTTTAACTACACCAGCCAGCACAACTTTTCGGGTTTTTCTCCAGTTGGGAACTGGCACACTGCTAGACATACGTGGGTAGGATGCACACCGCTTCCTGCCTACTGCGCTTTATAAAAACGGAAGTACGAAGTGGAAATAATTGATAACAAAGCACTGTTGCTGACGTTGCGTCACCCCCAAAGAGTGACCACGGTGATACCAAAAAGTAAAGAACTACCCGGTAACAAAGTACTTGTTAAGTGGGGTCTAGATGAAGCCAAGGTGCTACGTAACCTCAAAATTCGTGGTATCCCATCCCCTATTCTTGGGGCTTACGACTGGCCCGGGCAGTACAAACCATTCGCCCACCAAAAAGACACTGCCGCGTTTCTTACCCTAAATCAGCGCGCGTTCTGTTTCAACGAACAAGGCACGGGTAAGACTGGCTCTGTAATATGGGCGGCGGACTACCTACTTAAACAACGCCGAATCAAACGCGTACTGGTGATTTGCCCCTTGTCTATCATGGACTCAGCGTGGCGGGCTGATTTGTTTAAGTTCGCCATGCACCGCTCAGTTGACATTGCATACGGTGTTAAGGACAAGCGCCGTGCAATCATTAAAGGTAACGCCGAATTCGTCATCATCAACTTTGACGGCGTGGAACTGGTATCAGATGAAATAGCCAATGGCGGGTTTGACCTGATTGTAGTGGACGAAGCCAACGCTTATAAAAACGTCCAGACCAAACGTTGGAAAATGCTTAACTCCCTTATAAAACCTAGCACGTGGCTGTGGATGCTAACCGGCACGCCTGCGGCACAGTCACCGTTAGACGCTTACGGGCTGGCTAAGTTAGTTAACCCACAATCCATACCACGGTTCTTCTCAGCTTTTCGTGATCAGGTCATGGTGAAGTTGACAAACTTTCGGTGGATACCCAAAGAGAACGCGACCAACGTTGTGTTTCAAGCGTTACAACCCGCTATTCGCTACACCAAAGACGAGTGTTTAGACCTTCCCGAGATGACCTATGTGCATCGTCGCGTAGAGCTGACAAAGCAACAGCAAAAATACTACGACCTATTGAAGAAGCAGATGATTGTCCAAGCCGCTGGCGAAGAAGTTACATCTGTCAATGCCGCAGTCAACATGAGCAAGCTGCTGCAAATAAGTTGTGGGGCGGTGTATTCCGATACTGGTGAGACGTTAGAGTTTGACATCAGCAACCGCTACAAAGTACTGAAAGAAGTTATCGAAGAGGCTAGCCAAAAGGTTTTGATTTTTGTGCCATTTAAGCACGTGATCAACATCCTGACTGACAAGTTAATTGCGGACGGCATAACAACCGAAATTATCAACGGTGATGTGCCAGTAGCTAAACGCACTGACATTTTTAAACGGTTCCAAGAAACAGACGACCCTCGTGTGATGGTTATTCAGCCGCAAGCCGCCGCACATGGGGTCACACTGACCGCCGCAAACACCGTGGTTTGGTGGGGGCCAACACCGTCATTGGAAACCTACGCGCAAGCCAACGCCCGAGTACATCGTTCAGGGCAACGTCATCCATCTACCGTGGTTCAACTAGCTGGCTCACCGGCTGAAAGACACGTTTACAAGTTATTAGATAACAAAATAGACGTTCACTCAAAAATAGTTGATCTTTACAAAGAAATACTTGAATAAAGGAGGATTAGCCACTATAATAAAGATTCCAACATAAACTGGAGAACGAAATGACTGATGAAAAAACGCCAAAAGTACCGACAGATAAGTTGGTCAAGGCATACCTGAAGATGAACGCGGCGCTGACCGAAAAGCGCCACGCCTACGAAGCCGAAGAGAAGGTGCTCAAAGACAAGATGGCGAAGGTCAAGTCTGCTTTGCTTGCCTACTGCAAGGAAGAGAACGTAGACAGCGTTAAGACTTCCGAGGGTTTGTTCTTCCGCACGGTAAAGCGGAACTACTGGACAAACGACTGGGAGGCAATGGGTAGGTTTGTGGTCGAACATAACGTACCGCAGCTCCTGCACGAACGCTTACACCAAACCAACCTTAAAGAGTTCTTAGAAGCTAACCCCGATTTGCTACCACCGGGGCTCAACGTGGATAGCGAATACAGCGTAACCGTAAGGAGGAAGTGATGAACGAACCATTTGTGCCGATCGAAGAATTGGCTAAACATTTTTCGGTATCAGTATCGACTGTGCGTGCGTGGATACGGCAGGGGCATATCCCAAAACATGCATACCTGAAGATTGGTAACACCTACCGGTTTTCAATTTCTAAGGTAGTGGCGGCACTGTCGTCTACACCAAAAGAAGAACCTGTCGAGTTAGTTGAAGAAGTTGACCCCAACCAATTGGCGTTTGATTTTGACGCCGAAGAAGATATTTAACCCAAGGAGAACCTTATGTCAGAACTGTCATTATTCAAAAACTCATCCGCTCTAGCTTTGCTTGGCGATGTCAAAGACAACCTAACCGATACGCTTGCTGGTTCATCCGGCGGGTCAATGAATCGTCGCATCAGTATCAAGGGTGGTGTGTTCCGCGAAATCATCAACGGTAAAGAAGTACGTGTAAACGAAGATCGTTCTATGAACGTTGTTCTAATTAACGCCGCACCGATTAGCCGTATGTTCTTTGCTGGTACATACAACGAAGGCGAAGTAGCTAAACCCGTGTGCTGGTCTAG